AACAGGCCGGAGCACTGAACACTTTCGGCACGGCGTTGAGTGGTGCAACAAGCGCCTATGGTAATTATAAGCTCTGGCAATAGGGGACATCATGAGAATCGCCGCCGCATTCATCACCGTCAACGTTCCCCGGATGGAGCAGACCACCAAGACACAGGCCATCGCCATTCCGCGGGGGTCCGTCGGGCCGGATCGGTTCGCCGGCCTCGCCGCCGGGGTCAAACAGGCGTCCAATACCATCAGCCAGATTGCCACCAGGGAAGTTGCCGAACAGGACGCTTCCCGGCTATCGAAAGCTCAGGCCGACTATGAGGATGCCAAGGTCAAGTTCCTCTACGGCAGCAAGGACGAACAGGGGGAAATCCCCGGTCTGCTGCACACAGTCGGTGAGGCCGCAGTCAACCCGGTGGACGGGATTACTCTCGACGCCAAGGCCGAAGAATGGCACAAGAACTATCTCGACAATCAACTGTGGACCCTCGGAAACGACCGGCAAAAAGCCCTGTTCACTCAGTACGCCGACCGGGATCGGGCTTCGGTCACCAGTGCCGTGGTCAACCACGAATGGAAGCAGGGTCAAATCGTCAAGATCGGCAACGCCAATGCGGCAACCGATTTGGCCACAACAAACGCCATCAAGCTCGGCACCACGGCAGGCGTCGACCCGGAACTTTACGCCAACGCCTTGACCAAGGTCGAAGAAGCCACTCAGGTTCAAGCCATGATCGAAGGATTCAGCCCCGAATCCCAATACGCCAAAGACCTCCTTTCCTCCAAAATGTCCAAACTCCACAGCAACATCATCATCAGCAAGGTTTCCTCCGACGACGACAAGGGCGCCATCGCTTATTACGAGGAACACGGCGACACCATTACCGACCCTGCCGAGGCCCTGGCTATCGGCAAGACGATCTCCACGCTGAAGATCAGGGTCGAGGGAAAAGAGACTGCCGCCGCGATTTGGGAGAAGCACAAACCGACCGATGTCAACGTCTCTGTCGATATCGCCGCCATGCGTGAAGAGGTCGCCGCCGGCAAGGGAGGAGAAGCCGAAAAGGCGGTGGCTCTGGCCCGGGTCGAAGAGATTGCCGCAGAGCATCAGCAGGCAAATCGGCTCAAAGAAGAAAGTGCCTCGAACAAGATCTTCGGCATCGGGCGCAAGGAAGGCGCCACCTACGACGCAACGATCAAGGCGATTAACCTGGAACCGAACATCGACAACCGAACCCGGGAGAGCCTGCAGAATTGGGCTGAGTCGAAGTTCGGAATCAACGAGGGCAAATCCGGGATTGATGCCGACAAGAAATATGCCCAAAAGCTTGAACAACTCGGCAAGTTGCTTTCCTTCCAGAACGAATATCTCTCCGGCGGCTACGGAACTCTCACCCCGGAACAACTCGGAACGAAGGTGGGGGACCTCGGAGAGTTCACCGACAACGCCATGCAGTTCGTCGACCGGGTGAATACCGACCTCAACACCGCCAAGGTCGTCGATTCCGACCTCAAGGATCTGCTTCACACCCTCGGGCAGAGCGACGCCTACAAGGATCTCGTCCCGAACATCGATAAGCCCAAACCCGAAGACAAGGCGAAGCTGGCCGTTCTCCAGGGGGAAGTCCAGCGGATCATGGTCACGTCTCAACAGGCCAGCGGCCCGGGGAAGGGAATGAGTCTCAAGGCGGCAACGCTCAAGGCCATCCAGAACGTTCGGACAGACAAGGGGTGGGCCAAGGTCTTCGACAACGGTCAACCTTTCTACCTGGTGGGAACCGACCTGGCGGACAAGTATTCCAAAGGGAACGACCCGTCGAAGTGGTCGAAGGAAACCCAGGCCAACTACATCAAGGCGCGGTGGGAAATGCTCCCGTCCAATCAGGGGAAGACCCTCGCGCCGGCAGAGCTCGAAGTCCTTCGCAACGCACTCCTGCAGACGGAGCAATAAATGGCATTGAAAGATCTCGACAATCTCCTTCAGGCGGAACTTGCTACCGGCAAAGAGAAGTCTTCCGCTTACGCCAACGGTCTGACGCTGGCCTTCGAGACGAACCCCGATGTGGAAGCGCAAAAGCAGAAGCTTCAGAAAACCACCGGGATTCCCGCGGCCCTGATGGACGACGAAACAAAACAGCTTGCCGAACTGCAGAACTTCCTTTCCTCGAAGGGCGTCACCGACCTTCCGACCAAAGCCCCCCTGACCGCCAATTGGATATCCCAGCAGGAAAACGCCAACATTGCCCACGACGACATCGAAGCCCTGGTAGATCTCGAAGCCCTGGCCAAGGCGGGTCCGAATGCTCCCGGGGCTAAGTCGACCTTGCGTTTCAACACTGAGCAGGATCAAGGACGGGTCCGGTCCGTATCCGGAGCGTTTATGGATGCCCTCAAGTCGTCGCCTGACATGGTGGCCGGCGGACTGGCCGAGCCTGGCGTCTGGTTGGGTGATTTCGTCGAGTGGAGTCTGCGACCCTTTGCCGATCCGCTCGGACAGAGAAAACAGGTTGCCGACGCACTGAGATACAGCGCTTCATATTGGGACCGCAATGTGAAAATGCGGCAGAAGGAATACAAACCCGGGTCCCCGGAGTCCTACGGCCAGATGGTCGGCGGGAGTATCGGCACCTCCCTCCTTGCCGCTCCGTTCGGCCTGGCCGGGGAGAATGCCGCCCTCGGCGCCTTCGCCCTGTTCGCTGGCGGCGGCTACCAGGACATGGTCGACTCCGGAACCTCAATCCCCATGGCCATTGCTCTTTCCGGCAGCAACAAGGCCATGGAGGGTTTAACCGAAAAGCTCGGGATGGATGCCCTCTACGGAGGGAAGGGGCCGATCATCAAAAAGGCGGTCAAATTCTTACTCGGGGACCTGGCCGGGGAGGAAGTCAACGCCCTTTATAACCTGGGCGTTTCCAAGGTCACGGTGAACCCGGACATGACCATGGAGCAGGTCGTCCAGCAGTTGGTCGACACGGCCATTGTGACGGCTTTTGCAGGGCCTATCCAGGGTGGCACCATGGGCGGCGTCTCCCGGGCGTCCGGTGCGCTCTATGACGCTCAACTCAAAAGAGCCACCGCCAAAGATCAGGAAGGGTTTCTTCTCGCGTTAGGGGATAGCGTCAGGGGGACCAAGACGTTTAAAAGAATGCCGGAAAAGGTCCAGGCATTGATTCAGGAGATCAAAAAAGACGGCGCCGTCCAAGACATCTATATCCCGGTGGAGCATTTCAATGAACTCTTTCAGGCACAAGGTATGTCTCCGGAAGAAGCTGCAATTCAGATTCTCTCAAATCCATCTCGGTATGATGAGGCTGTCGCTACCGGCGGCGATATCGCTATCCCTCTGGAGGAGTTCGCTAAACTTGCAGATGCTCCTTACTACGCAGAGCTTGCACGGAACGCTAAGACTCATTTTGGTAGCCTTTCCGCTCGGGAGGCCGAAGACTTAGATTCTCAGACGGAGATCATGCAGAGCCAGATTCTCGACCTGGCGCAGGAAGACACCGCTCCCGTTGAAGAGACGGAAGCCAACCAGGCATTTCGCCAGAAGACTCCCGAACAACGGGCGGCAGTCATCGAAGAAGAAAAGGCGAAGCTGGCCGCGGGAGAAGACGCGGGAGAACTGCAGAAGCAGATTGCAGACTTTGAAAAGATTGCCGCCGAGAAGCCGGGGCAGTATGAAGCCTATCAGCGGATTCACGAAGACACCTACGAGCAACTGCTGGCCGTGGGACGCCCTCCACAAGAGGCCCGGGACCACGCCGAAGTCCGAGCCACCGCCCTGTCGACCCTGGCGGCGCAGCACGGCTACGACTACAAGGACCTGTTGAATCGTTTCCCTGTCAGGGTCACCAACGGTGGGGACGTGCAGATTCCGAGCGGACCCTTTGCCGGCAAAACTTACGCGAATGTTTTTGCCGAGGGCACCGCATGGGTGAAGGCGGAAAATGCCCGTCGTGAAAACCCCGCGGCCAAGGTTTCCCCCCGGGAACAGCAGTTCCGGGACATGGCGGCAATCGACGCGGCGGACATTGAGACCAACGCGACAAACGCCGAAGCCCTTGTCATCGACGGTCACAAGAAAAAAGCGACCATTTCGGCCAATACCTTCGCCCACAGGTGGTATCTGGATGCCGGCTACCCCGCGGCGGATGTCGTGGCGACGCTGAAAAACATCGCCAAGGGGAAGCAGTTGACCGAGAACCAACAGGTAATTGCTGGCGATTGGGCGGAAAGCAACAAGGCTCTTCAGTCAAAGTTCATGACCGGCGTGACGGCGGGGGACCTTCAGGAAGGCGACGAGTTCACCGCCATGATTGACGACAAGCTGGATGATTTTACCGTCGTCAAGGTCGAAGGTGGGGACGTTACGCTCAAGGACGGGGTGGTCAAGACGGGCGACTTCTTCGACAGCATCGAGATCGTCGGCGGGATTGCCGGAGTGACGAACAAGGAAGCCGAGGCCGACCCGGAAGAGACCCGCCCGGTGACGATGGACGATTATTTTACTCTGCATGGAGCGCAGATTCCTTCCCGGCTGGACCAGGGCGGAGTCGATGACAAAACAGGACTCCCCCTAAATGCAGATGGCACGGTTACGGTTTATCACCATACCAGCAAAGAAAAGGCGGCGAAAATCAGAGAGAGCGGTACGCTGAAAGCCACCGCGGAGCCTGACGTTTATGTTACGACGCGAAAAGAGCCGGATACTGGGTACGGAGACACTGCCGTGAGTATTCAGGTCAACCCCTCTCTCCTGGAAATTGACGATGAATTCCCCGATGGTCGTGTCGATTATCGCCTGAATGTCGGCAAGCCGGGGGGCTCAATCAAGGTGAAGGTGATCGAGCCGGTTGAGTTGTCCAAGATCCTTGCCGATTTAAAGCAAAAATTCCCAGACATGAACCTGGCCGTGTTCGAGAGCAAGGGCAAGATTTCCGTCAACCGGATCCAGTTTCCTAAAGAGCAACAAGGTCAGGGGAACGGGTCTGTCGTGATGGCCACACTCACGGAATATGCCGACGCAACAGGTCAAGTTATCACGTTGACTCCCTCTTCCGATTTCGGGGGGACAAAAAGCAGGGTCGTCTCCTTCAATAAGCGGTTTGGTTTTGTCGAGAACAAGGGCAAAAATAAAGACTTTGCAATCTCCGACACGATGTATCGCCTGCCGAAAAAAGAAAAGGATCGAACTCTTTTTCAAGGAGGGTCCGCCGAAGGGCACGAAACCTTCTCCGTCAGGAAAACCCAGGAAGAGGGAATGCTGCTCACGGCGACCGTCACCGATGGCGTGACCAAGGTTTCAGGCATCGGCGCCACCCACTACGATGCCAGCACCACGATGAAGACAACACTTCCCGAAGGGCTGACCAACGGGACAGGGTTCGTTACCCCGGACGGAATCTTTCTCCGGCGCAAGGAAGCCGTTCAGTGGCTCAAAGAGAATCGAAATGATGCCTATCGGGCACTCGACAAGATCACCCGCACCAACGGGCTGGAGTCCCAGGCTTATGCCTTTGCCGAAGGCGTCGTAACGGGCATCGACAACAGCATTGAGGACTTTATCCGGCAGCAGTTCGGGGCAGATGCGAGGACTCTTTTTCAATCCATCGCTTACAAAGTGAAACCGCCAAAAAAATTATATCGTGGAGTCGCCGAAGGGTTGCAAGAAGACGGTTCTTCTGGCAGTGGAATTTATTCAATGGGGAAAGGTTTGTATTCCTCCCCCGATAAATCCTTTGCCAAAAAATACGGCAAGGTTATTGAAATTTCCATTGCCGATGGCTGGCCTGTCAATCCGTTGGTACTGTACAACGTGGCGGGGGGGGCTCCTGCTGCACTCAATGATTGGATGCTCAAAGAAAGTGGCGAAAAAAACATTCGGGAGTTTAATAAAAAATGGTCTGATCCAGGTGACTTCATTCGGTCGAAAGGGTATGACGGGGTTGTCGCTGGGAATGAGGTTGTTAAGTATTCCGTTTCCAACTCCGGCACATATGGTGAGAACGACCCGAACATCCTTTTTCAGCCGGTCTATCACGGCACCCCTCACAAATTCGACAAGTTCAGCCTGGCCGCAATGGGAACCGGGGAAGGGGTGCAGGCCTTCGGATGGGGACTTTATTTTGCCGGCAAGAAGGAAGTTGCGGAGTTCTACCGTGACAATCTCACTCCCCGGGAGATCAAAGAGTTCAGTATCGGGACGCTCAAGTTTTACAAAGATCAGGCACCTCTCGACTATTCCCCTCGGTTCAACATAGACGGCAACGACGCCATTCCGAGGGCTACTCTGATGGAGAGCATCTTCATCGAGGAAAACACAATCCGAAGGGCATTTGAAGAGGGCGGCGAAGAGGCCGCAAAGAAGGAAATTCTCAGGGTTATTGACGAGTACCTCGATGTTTACGAGGGAGAAGATACGGGGCATGTCGCATACGGAAAGAGGATCAAGTCCCGAATAGAAAGCGGCATCATGAAGGTCAGCCTGCGCCTGACCGATCCCGGCAATGTCTACCAGGTCGACATTCCAGAAGACGACGTGATGCTCCAGTGGGATAAGCCGCTCTCGGCCCAAAGCGAAAAGGTGCAGGCGGCTTTGGTGGGTCTTGAGGGTGAGGGATATCAGAAGTGGCTCAACGCTACCTTCAACGGCGGCATGTCGCCCGAAAGCCTACTGGAGATCGCTACCACCATTGATCGCAACAACACCATTGATGAAGAGTGGGACGAGAACACCAGCGAACAGGAGAAGCTTGATGACATCAAGAGCTTCTTCGACTACCTGCACGAGAACGACCCTGAGTCTTTTGAGGAGTATGTTGGCGGCGTTGGCTTCTCCGACCAGCAGGAAGGCCGGGGGATATACGAGCAGTTGTCCGTCGCCAAAGGCGGACCTGAAGCCGCCTCACGTTATCTCGACTCCCTTGGCATCAAGGGGATCATGTTTGCGGACGGAACCAGTCGGGATAAAGAAGAAGACCAAACTTTCAACTACGTCATATTCGACGACAGCGTTGTCACCATCGAAGCGGTCAACGACGAAATTATCCAGGCAAGAGAATTGGAACAGGGGCCCAAGGGCAATCGCGGATACATCCGCTTCGGCGGCTCGCTGGAAGGATTCGAAATCGGCCTGCTCAAAGACGCCAACCCGTCGACCTTTATCCATGAGCTCGGGCACTACTACATGGAGATTTTGGGCGACCTTGCTCAGGACGAGGGTGCTCCTGATGCTCTCAAGGCCGACTACGCCACCCTGCTGAAGTGGGTGGGTGCCAAGGACCGCGCTTCGTTGTCCGTCGAGCAACTTGAACAGATCGCTCGGGGCTATGAGGCCTACCACTGGGAAGGCAAGGCGCCGTCCGAAAAGCTCAGGGCCGTCTTCGCCCGAATCTCCGTCTGGTTCAAGGCGGTTTACAGGACGCTCAAGGAACTCAATGTCGAGCTGACCCCGGAAGTCCGGGACGTTTTCGACCGGCTGCTGGCCACCGACGAAGAGATTGCCCAGGCAAAGCAGAACGCAAAGCCTCTTTACGCGACCGCCGCGGACGCCGGGATGACGCCGACCGTCTTTGCCGCCTATCAAAAACTTGCCGAGCAGGCGCAGGCCGACGCTGCCAGCCGTCTGGACGTGGCTAAGATGCGCGATTTCCTCCGGGAACAGCAACAGTGGTGGAAGGACGCCCGGGACGCCATGCAGGAACAAATCGAGAAGGAGGCGCAGGACAATCCCGTCTACCAACTGCTGCACCTGATCTACAACGGAGAACTCTTCGACGGTTCGCCCTACGAGGGGGGGCAGTCGCGGCTCTCTGGGGTCATGCTCAAGGAACAAATCGACCCGAAAAAAATGAAGCTTTTGCGGAAGAAACTCGGGAACGTCTACGTCAACAAGGGGGGTATCGACCCGCAATTGGCGTCCGAGCAGTTCGGGTTTTCTTCCGTCGACGAGATGGTGGAAAGACTGCTCTCCGAGCCGAAGATGAAGGCATGGGTCAAGGAGGAGACCGACAGGCGGATGGAGGAGCAGCACGGGCACATGGACCCGATGAAGATTGCCCAGGAAGCCCTCTCTGCCGTCCACAACGATTACGAGGCGACTCTTCTTCGGGAAGAGCTCAAGGCCATCAACAAGAAGCGGCGAGAGGTCAAGCCGTTCACCGACGCCGAGAAGAAACAGGGCAAGGAAGATCTTCAAGACGAAAAAGCCGAGCGCAGGTATGAGCGACGGTGGATGGATGCCGAAGCCAAACTGAAAGTTGCCGAAGCCAAGGCTGCAGGCAAAGAAGAGATCGACGCCCTCAAGGAAGAGATTCGCAGCAACAAAAAGCTGCAGATCGCCGCCAGAAATGTCGCCAAGGATCTCGTCCCTCCCATTGCCAGTTTCAAGAGTGCCGCCGTGCTCTTTATTTCCAAGATGAAAGTGCAGGAAATCCTACCCGGGAAATTCGCTCAGGGCGAACAGAAAGCAGCCAAGGAGGCATTTGCACTCAACGGGCAAGGGAAGTACGAGGAGGCGGCTCAGGCCAAGACCAGGCAGCTTCTCAACCATTATTTGTACCGGGAAGCGACCAAGGCCAGAGAAGAAGCCGAATCCATCGCCAAGCGCATGAGGAAGCTCGGGGAAGGCAAGAGCCAGGCGCGAATCGGCAAGGCCGGTCAGGATTATCTCGAACAGGTCAACGGGCTTCTCGACCAATACGAGTTCGCCAAGGTCACCTACAAGGAGCTCGACGCCCGGGAATCGCTCAAGGCATGGGTGAAGCGCAAGACGGAAGCCAACGGGTTCCCTCCCCCGATTGCTCCGGGAATCCTGGAGGAAGCCAGCCGGATCAACTACAAAACCCTGACGGTCCAGTCACTTCATGACGTGGCCGAGACGGTCGATATTATCGTTCACCTCTCCCGCGTCGACGGCAAGATTCAAAAAGAGCAAGAGAAGCAGGACATCGCCGACCTGGTAGACATGGGCGCCGAGTCGATAGCCGAGCATTCCAAGGGCAAGAAAAAGCGGCACATCGAAAAGAGATTGACGCAAGATGAGTTCGGCAACGGCATGGACAATTATTTTGCCAGCCACCGCAAACTCTCGTCCCTGGCCCGGCAGATGGACGGCGGTCAGGACGGCGGGGCGATGTGGAACCTCTACATGAGACCCTTAAATGAAGCCGCCGACAAAGAAGCAGCCATGAGGGCGGCGGCGGCGGAAGCCTTTCAGGAGATTTTCACCGTCTATTCCGTCCGGGAACGCGCCCAAATGAGCAAGCGGGAGCACATCCCGGCCCTCGGAGACAGCCTGTCGAAGTGGGGCCGGCTGATGGTGGCTCTCAATATGGGCAACGACGGCAACCGGCAGCGCCTGGGGTCGATGTTCACCCCGGAGCAGGTAGCGGCCATCATCGATACCCTCGACGAGCGGGACGTGCAGTTTGTCCAGAGCGTTTGGGATTTCATCGGCAGCTACTGGAGCGAGATCGAGGCCAAGGAAAAGCGGGTCAACGGGGTGGCTCCGCAGCGGGTCGAGCCGACACCCTGGGTGACGAAGTTCGGAATCAAGGCCGGGGGATATTTCCCCATTTCCTACGATGCCGTCGAAACGCCGAAGGCCGGAGCGCAGCAGCAACAGGAGATCTTGCAGCAGATTATGGGCGGGGCTTTTTCACGGGCCACCACGCGGCACGGGCATACTGAAGCGCGGCTGGAAGCCCTCGACCGTCCTCTGAACCTGTCCATCGATGTTGTCTTCAACCACGTCAACCAGGTCATTCACGACCTGACACATCACGAAGTGCTTTATGACGTGAGCCGAATCATGGGGACCAGCGCCATGCAGAAGGCCGTTGTCGACCACTACGGCATCGAGATCTACAAGGTCATGACTGAAGGACTCAGGGACATTGCCATCGGGGACATCCCGGCGCAGAACGCTTTCGAGCGGTTCATGAACTACACCCGTATCGGCATTTCGACGGCCAGCCTCGGTTACAACCTGGTGACCGCCATGATGCAGCCCATGGGCCTGACGCAATCCATCGTAAGGATCGGCTGGAAGCCTGTCGCCAAGGGAATCAGTCGCGCCATCGGCACCCCGGAGATGATGGGGAAGACGGCGGATTGGATTTACGAACAGTCTTCCTTCATGAAGACTCGCGGCCTGACGCAGAACCGTGAGATCAACGAGATCAGGAATCAACTGGATGTCGGGTTGGTCCCGCATGCGGTCAAGGAGTCCTATTTCTACTTCATCCAGCAAATGCAGCGCGTCGTCGATATCCCGACCTGGCTGGGGCAGTATGAAAAGAGTATGGCCGAACATGGAGACGAGAAGTCTGCCGTTCTCGAGGCCGACCAGGCGGTGATTGATTCTCAAGCCTCGGGACAGATGAAGGATTTGGCCCGGATTCAGAAGGGCGGGGCATATCAGAAAATGTTCACCACCTTTTACTCCTACTTTTCGACTACCTACAACCTGGCGGCAGAGAGTAAAGCGAGGACGGATTTTAAAAATCCCCTTGAAGTTGGCAGGTTCATTGTCGACATGCTGATGCTCTACGTCGTGCCGGTGGTCCTGACCATGGCGCTGAAGGCGGCAATCAATTTCGCCATCGGCGGGGACGATGACGACAAGGATTTCGGAGAAATTGCCAAGGACTTCGCCGGGGAGAGCCTTGGATACCTCCTCGGCGGATTCATCGGTGCTCGAGAGTTCGGCAGCGTTCTGGCCGGGTTTGCGGGGTATCAGGGACCGGCAGGCGCAAGGTTCTACAGCGACGCCAGCAAGCTGGCCAAAGAGCTTGCCCAAGGCGAACTCGACGGGGGGCTGGTGAAGAGCCTCAACGCTGTCGGCGGGATTCTTTTCCATTATCCTGCCCTGCAGATTCAGCGCACGGCCCAGGGCATTATCGAGATCAAGGAAGGCCGCGGCAACGCACTGTCCCTGCTCTTCGGCAAGCCGAGAAAAAATTGAAGAAAACAGGCAGCTTCGTGTAGAATCAGCAATCATTTACAGGAGGAAGACGATGACGCTCCAGACGGCAGAGTGCAGCAAGACGTTTATCGGGGCGGGAACCACCGGACCCTTCACCTGGACCTGGCGCTTTTTCGCCAACGGCCATATCACCGCGGTCAAGACTGTGGCCGGGGTCGAAGTCCCTTTGTCCGAAGGAACCGACTACACTCTGACCGGCGCCAACGGCTATCAGGGCGGGACACTTAATCTGGTGGCTGCGCTCCTGACCGGCGAAACGCTCTATGTGGAACGAAACACTCCCGCCATTCAGAGCATCGACCTCCGCAACCAGGGCGATTTCTTTCCGGAAACGTATGAGGACGCCCTTGATTACGGGATGGCAATCAAGCAGGAACAAAACCGGGACGCGAACCTTCACCTTCGGCTTACGCCCCCGGGCACCGGGGTCAGCGTCACGATGCCGCTCCCTTCATCCGGCATGGGGGTTCGGTGGAACACCGAGGGGGATGCTCTTGAAGCGGTCGGTCTCAACGCTGAGACGTGGGACGCTGAACCGGGAACAAGAGCAGCGGTCGACGCCGGTCTCCAGAGCCAAATTGACAGCAACGACGCCGAATTGGCCGACCATGAAGATCGAGTATCGCGGTCCCTGAAGTTTCCCGTTGGAGATACGACTTCCCCGGCTATCCCTGACGCGACTACCAGGGCAAATAAAGCGCTGGGTTTTGACCTCGCCGGAGTGCCGGTGGCATTTGATGTCGCCGCGGACCTGTCCGGATACGCCATCAGCAAAACCCCTGTCGCTGACGCTCTCCCTCAGTATGATTCGGATGGGGTGATTCAGGGGACGAACATCGTCCATCGCGTCGACACCATCGCCGACCTGCGGCTGATCACTGGCTCACCAGGGCGGTCGGCTGTGCAGGTGCTCGGCTACTATGCTGCGGGTGATGGCGGTGGGGGACCTGTCAGGCATTGGGTGAGTGGTAAGGCGGTCGGTTATTACACGGCTGTAACCGGAGTAGAGCCGGATGATGGCGGGGCAATCATCGTGCCGACGGGTGGGGATGGGTCGGGGGCGTGGGTGTTCTCAACCGTGGCCATTCTCGACCCCGTAACCTTCGGGGCTATTGGGGATGGGGTCACTGATGACACTCTCGCTTTGCAAGAGACCTTTACTGCTGCGGCTGGGAAAACCATTATTCCTACGCCCCGGACATACCTGACCGGTCCATTAATTATGTCGTCGGATACGACGTTATCAGGGTCAGGAAGCACACTCCTAGCTAAACCGGGACTGCCTTTAGGGGTGATTCTGAGTACCGGTGCAAGTGTAAAGTCGGGCATCAGAATCCACGATCTGAGAATAGACGGTAATCGCGCCAATCAAACCAGCACAGTCACAGGCATAAGCTTTGGAGATAGCTCTTTTAATAGTGAAGTTTCCGGATGCGTAATATCTGAGATGAGTGGTTCGGCAATCCAGATTGCGGGCCACGACATAATCATTGAGAAAAATATTATTAATTATACAAACCGAAACGCAATTAATGCACCGAGCACAGTAAGCCACCCCGTCTATAATATTCTTGTGCGGGGAAATACAATTTTGCTTGATGCTGGTGGAAACGGCTATGCCGGAGCTATTGAGTTTGATGACGGTGCACATGACGTTATTATTGATGGTAATATCTGCTCCGGACCAACGACAATAGAACATCTTATCCAGCTTGAACAAGGAAGCTATAACGGAAGAATAGTAAACAATCGAACAACCGGAGGCCAGCACGGTATTTATGTAGGAGATTTGTCAACGCAATTTGACGCAAATACCGTAGTTTCTAATAATCACACGTCTGGGGCTTTATCTACCGGCATTTTCATAGAAAAAGCGAACTACGTTACAGTTGTCGGGAATATATCAGAAGGCAACGGAGATGATGGAATTCGTTTCGCATTGTTGCAATATGGAACTGTATCTGGAAACGTGTCGGTGAATAATGGTCAAATTAATTCTGACCGATATGGCATTCTGTCCTCAGGCTGTAGCTATTCATCTTTTACCGGAAACCTGGCATTTGATACTCAAGGCACAAAAACGCAAAAATACGGATTTTATTCTACCGGAGGATCCAACAATACTTTTTCAGGAAACGGTGGGACCGGGAACATCACTAGTAATTTTATAGCCGTAGATTCCAGCTCCGCGTCCATGGGCAATATTGGGTCAACAAAGGACTATATGAGTCCGGGGGCCTATGTTTACAGCGAAATCAAAATGAATAACAGATTTCATTATTACTCTGGAAGTTTTGTCGACGGCGCAACGTCCCCTGACGTGTCCACGGCAAATGCTTTTGTCACGGCGAATACTGCGCCCACCGTCATTAGTGCATTCACTGGGGGGCAAAACGGGCAGCAAATAACAGTCGGGTTTGGGGATACCAATACCACGGTCGATTTTACTGGTACATCGTTGAGGGGTAACGGTGGGGTGGACTGGACCCCGGCGGTCGGGGATTCAATGATATGCTCTCGTATTTCCGCAATCTGGTACTGCCAGATCAGTAACAACACGTTATAGAATAGGGAAATAGGGGTCAGGAATAGGGGTCAGGAATAGGGGTCAGGAATAGGGGTCAGGAATAGGGGTCAGGAATAGGGGTCAGGCTTGACAACCGGAGATTAAAGAAAAAAGAGGGAGCGACCGGGAGGGTGCGCGAACGCCCGCTTAGGTACATCACGCCGCATAATACCTGGTGCCAAAGCAATCGGCGCGGTATCGGGCAATAATCAACAGTGATAGAAAGGACAAACCATGACCTGGGGAAAAGTAGGTGAATGGATCAAAGGGAATGCGGGCTCTGGTGTGGCTCTCGTCGGCTCCCTGCTCACCGGGAATCTTCCTGGAGCAATTGCGGCCGGGGTGTCAATGGTCTCCTCAGCAACGGGGAGCGACGACCCGGCAACGGCGCTGTCGATGCTGCAATCGGACCCGGCCTCGATGCTCAAGCTCAAGGAGCTTTATTACCAGGAGCAGGAGAACGTCCGGAAGCATTTGCAGGAGATGACCCGCCTCGGCCTGGAGGACAAACAGAAACAGCACACCGAGACGCAGACGACCGTCCGGGCAGGGGATACCTCGGGGGACCGGTTCGTTCGCTGGACAAGGCCCGGTCAGGCATGGTGCAGTCTCTTTGCTGCCTTCGTCTACGTGTTCACGGCGCCCACGGTTGACGTTTACATCCTGGCCGCGCTGCTCACTCTCTCGTTCTCCTACGCAGGGCTGCGCCAGATCGGCAAAGGTGTTGACGTGATCAGTTCCATGAAGGTTGCCCAGGCGGGAGCGAAATAACATGCCATCATTCGGACCGGCATCCCTGCGTCACCGCGCCACCCTGCATCCGGACCTGCAGCGGCTCTGTGACGAGGTTATCAAACATGTTGACTTCGCGATTACCTGCGGTCACCGCGGAGAGGCCGACCAGAACAATGCCTTTGACCGGGGGGCATCTATGGTCCGATTCCCCGAAGGCAAACACAACAGCCTTCCTTCGAAGGCGGTCGACGTGGCGCCCTATCCCATTGTCTGGAGCGACACGGAAGCCTTCACTCTCTTGGCCGGTGTCTTCTACGGTGTTGCCGCCATGCTCGGCATAAGAATCCGCCTTGGTGCCGACTGGGATGGGGACTTCAACACCCTGGAACACAGCTTCAAGGATCGACCACACATCGAAATTGTAGACTGATTCGCAATACGGAAACAAAAGAGCCGGGGCACTCAGCCCCGGCTCTTTCTTTTTCAATCCCCCATTTCCCTGCACAGCTTCTTGTAAAAATTCTTTCTCGCCCGAAGGATGCTGATTTCCTTTTTGGCCTCGCAGTATTTGAACTGGTAGCTTGCCGCCGTGCTGACCATTCGTTTCAGCCTCCACGTCAAATCCTTGATCTCCTCGTCTTTGGTCATTCCCACTCCTTTATAATTTTAGAAGAACCCTTGGCTATGTCTTCATACCTCTCATAGGGAATACCAAGTTCAATAGCTATCCTTTCCGTTTTCCGTGATTGTGTTATCAGTGAAAGTTTTGCATATTCATCTGGATAATATTTTTTGAACCGCTTTAACTTCGTGATACTCTTACTGTCGAACCATCCCTTGACCTCTATCCATCTCCCCGTGGTTTTGTTGAAAAAGTCAGGGGTATATGAAACGGTTCCTCTGCGAATGCCCTCAAAGTAAAAATCTCGGGGTTCGTAATCCCATTCCTCCCCGATAAGGTTCAGGTATCTAGCGAAGTTCGCTTCTGTTTTGCTTCTAAAGAAAACGTCTCCAAGATCCACCCTCTTCCCGGAGACTGTTCTTGAATATGGGTTTGTAATATGTCTCATAGGGTTGACTGTTCCATTGGAAACCTTGGTTAAGAGAATCTTTTCGGACCTATCGCTGATGTTCTTTGCGGTCAAGTCAACACTATTCCGGTTCATTGTTGGGGCAGGCGTCATCGTGTCCCTCGGTACGGTGGCAGAACTCGCAAGGCTCGATCTCCTTGACCTCCCGCGGTTCAGGGGTGAATCCGAAACGGTCCATCAGCGTCGTCGGGGGAGTCTTGTCGATGCCTTCGTGCTCGTTGAGCATGTGAATCGCTTCCGCCATGCGTTCCGTTTTCGGGAGGAGTTTGAAGAGCTTCTTCACGGCAGTTTTCCGCCACATTTCAGATTCCCACTCAACCCAAGGTCCCGATTTGGCCTTGCTCACCGCCTTGACCTTCATCACCTCTTCCCGGTCAAGGACGATGAATTTCTTCATGCCGTTGTGGAGGATGGCGACCGCGTAAACAAAGACGGCCTCTCCCTTGTTTCCGCTCATGACGGGCCGGTGAACGAGCTTGGGACTCAGCCCCATTTCGTAGTCGAAAACGTCATTTTCGTAAACCACCGAAGCGTCGATATCCAGGACTGATCCCGAGTCTGTCGCCACCATGACCATGCCGCGGTAGGAGATATCCAGCACACACTTTCCCCCCCTGGGTACGAGATAGGCCAGGGCCAGCGCCGGGTTCAGGCTGATGCCAATGGTTGCCAGGTTGATGATCGCGTTCTGAATCGATTCTTGGGTGCATTTCTGCAGGGCCTCGCTGCCGCGCACCACCTGCATGGCGAAAACAAGTTCCCTGTTCCATCTGGCCTCGTCGCCGTTTTCGATTTTCAGGAACATGGATTTTGCCGAAATGATGGCCAGTTCGTGTCGTGGTCTGTCGGTCATGATAATCTCCCTGGTATTTTAGGCGTTGGCTTCGGCGATGATCAGGATCTGTTGAAGCACATCCTCCGCATCGTGGCCGGTCGCATTGTACTCCGTGACGAGACCAATGATCTTCTTGAACGCGGTCCCGGAATCCTTGCACTTGGCGGCGAGGATCTTCTTTTCCCGCTCGACCTTCTTCTTCTCCTTCTCTGCGGCCAGCCGGAGTTTTTCGTTCTCAGCGTTCCTAAGCCGAACCTGCTCCTGCTCTTCTGCCCAGCGAAGGTCTTCCTGCCGGCGCTTCTCGGCGTCGATGCGGTCCTGCTCCTCTTGAACGGCGAGCTCCTGTTTCTCTTTTTCTTCCCGGAGAATCCGGGCGGCTTTCTCCTGCTCCTCCTGCTGAAGGCGCAGCTTCTCATTGTGCTGGCGCCATTCTTCTTCCTGTTGCTGCTTCCTCTTTTCGAACTCCTCCCGCTCGAGCCGCAACTTTTCGGCCTCCTCGTCCATGCGCTTCTGTTCGATTTCCCGGGCAATGCGCTCCTCTTCGAGTCTGGCAAGCCGTGCGGCCTCCTCAGCAAGCACAAGCTCTTCTTCCTGCACCCTTGCTGCATGGATCTCTTTGACGGCAACCAGGGCCGAATCAAGGGCCTCCTGTGCCAAAAGCAGCCACTCCCCGTAAGTGTCCGGGTCGAGAATGTGATGGGCCAGAAAGTCGACGCTCTCCTGAATTTTAGCCGAAGGCAGGCCGGTCATGCGCTCGGGGATACCCTTGATCTTCTCGATGGACCCCATGATTTTCTGAACGCGAAGCTGTTCCGCGGCAATCTTGCGCTGTTTTTCCTCTTCCTTCCTCGCCTCTTCTTCCTTAATCTGCCGGTCAATCGGCTCTTCGAGCATGCGGATCTCGGTTTCAATCCGCTTGGCTTCCGTGTCAATCAACTTGGCCCTCTCCAGGGCCGGAGCTTTGAGCTCCTTCCGCTTGGCCTCCAGATCGACGCGCAGGGTGACGAGTTCCCGGCGGTCCAGTTTGGCCAGGTTCATTCCCGTGACAGTAGTCACATCGTACCGGGCATCCTTGAGCTTGGCCTGCAGGGCGGCGAGGGCGGCGGCGGTGACATTGTACTCAACAATATTCATCTACATTTCCTCCTGAAATTTAACGTTCGGAATAAGGAAGGAGCTCTTGCGCTCCGGCGTCTTGGTAGGCGGGATAATACCCCATGCGGCGGCAATTCAGTTCGGTGGCCACGTTCTGCAGCAGTTGAGACCGGCCTTCGATCAGGAGGGAATTATCCCCCATGAGGGTGTAGACGGCAACGCAGTACGGCGGCGTTTTCTCCACAGCGATAAACGCGAACGAATCCATCGGCGGGTTGTCGACCGG